TTTGGAGTACCACCACCATCAAAATATAGTTTTTGACCACCATCTTCAATAGCTTCATATGCTAAATCTTGCCCAGAACCATCTCCTTTTTGTGTTTTTAATTGAATACAAAAGTCTAAGCCACTTGCCATTGTCTTTTTAGCTAATAACATTAAAGCGGTTGTCTGTGAATTTATAACATTAAAAAAGTTTAAATCTATCCCTATAGACAAATCATCATTACCAAATACTGCTTTAGTTTCACGAGCAAATTTTAAGGCTGATTTACCATTGTTAAAATCAGCATCAAAAGTTATCTTGTGAGTTCCAAAAGATGATGTTCCTTGAAAAGTTACATCATTATTAAAAGTACTAGGTTGATCTACAAAAATCCCACCAGTTAAGTTTGCTAAATTAAAATAGTTTGTTTCTGCATCATTACCATTAGTTGCATCTTTATACATCAATTTGCCCGTATCTCCATTCGCAAACCATTGATGAGGGAAAGCTATTTGAACTGGAGTCTCATCAGGCTCATCAGTTACAGGAGGATTTGTACCAAAATTATTACTTGCTAACTGTTGAAGAGCATCTTGTATATCTAAACGAACCCGTTGTCCAGTGTCGTTAATAATTATGAAATCATTATTGTTTGGCATTTAATTTTTTTTTACTTATTATACATTCTAATTTATCCGTAACCAATAGCAACAAAAGTAAAGTTACGAGATACTCTTTGACTACTTGCATCAAACACATTAATTTTAAAGTTAGTATTAGTTATGTTTGTAACTGATACAGTATCTCCTGTAGTTAAATTTAAAACTGTTACTTCTACATGAGGTTTTAAATTTGCTCCAATAGTTAAAGAAGCATCACCAGCAAAAAAAGGTTTAGCAAAAGTAACTACTGTATCTTGACTACTTGATGTGGTTAATGTTTGGATACTAGTTTCTGTCCTTCTATTTATTTTTACATTGCACCCAAGTTGTTTTACTTTTATATTTTGATTTAAGTTTCTGCATTTTAACTCCAAAACAAACCTAAATCCTCGACCTCTAAATGTAGAGTTAGTAACCTCAACAAATGGGCAACCACTAAAATCGTTTATTACATAACTTGATGAATTGGCTGGTGCATTATTTGTAGATTGTACTTTTAATTTTACTGAAATATCAAATGTCTCAGTACTAGGGTCATGATCCCAACTTCTAAATGTATCTACATCTCCAACATAATCATCCCAATTTACATTTGATATTCCCTCGGCAGATATTATTTTTTCTAGTTGAACTGTTGTAACTTCTTTTAAATCTAATATTTCCTTAAATAAATATGCAGCTTCTCCATCAAAACTACCTGTATTACTTATTACTAATGCATCAAGTATAGAATCAAACTCTGAGTTAAAAAGAGTTATTCCAGGAAAACCTTGAAATTTAGGGTTAGTCGCATGTTCTGCAATATTTTGAACAATTGCAGTTGTTTGTTTCTTTATGTCATTATATTGAGCATTTGATGCTGGTGTTGAATTTATTACAACAGAAGTAGCTTCTAGACTAGCTTTACCTCCATCATCGATAAATTTAAGCATATGTTCACCAGTAAGATTCTGAACAATAATTTCTGAAGAATTTCCTGGAAAAGATAATTTATCCTCATCAAGGAAAAAACTTCCACTGCCATCAGTATTACTGTCATAGCAATAAGCAACAAATCCACCATGTAAAACATCAATCTCCGTAGATTTATTAAATTTTATTTTTATTAATTCATCACTTATAGTTTCAACAAAAAGATTAGAAACATTACTAGGAGCTTCAGTTTTTCCAAAAAATGACTTTTTTATTTCTGTTGTTACATTGCTTTGTTGCCCGAAAGCATTTATTGATCTTATAGCAAACTCATAATCACCTTTTGTTGAGTTGAATATATCGAAATTAATTTCTGATGTTGTAATTTTTTTTACAACTCCACCAACTTTATACTCTAAAAAGTATTCTTTAACTCCTTGTACAGGTGTCCAAGAAACGGTTATTACAGAAGTAGCTCTATTATCTTGAAGAATAATGTTTTCAACAGCATCTAAATTAGTCGGAGGACTTGGTAAATCTATAAGGGTTTTAACAGGTTCAACTGTGATGGGATCTACAGACTCAACTAAAGAATAAATTAAATCGTTATATGAGACAGCAGTAACACCATAAGAACCCTCGTTTTTTGATTCTGCAATACTAACTACTCGATATTTTGGTAAAGAAGAAACATTATTGATCTGTCTATCAACTACATAAAAAGTATTAGGTAATGGATTTTCTCTAAAAGCAGTAGTAGTGATAGTTTTTTGAGCGAAATCAACAGACGATATTGGTTTCGTTTCAACATATCTACTACTTTTATTAGGATCAGTTTCATTTTCATCTTTATCTAAAACAATTGTTAATTGCATACTTGTTGTTCCAGTGCTACTAAAATTTGTCTTTTCAACGTCATCAACTGTTATTACAGTAGTATCATTATCTTTATCTGTAGTAGCAGAGACTATACGACCACCTGTCCTTTCATTCATTTTTAAAGGATCTTGTATTGCTATTACTTGGCCAGGCCTGACAATAACTCCCGCTTCTACAGTTACAGAAAAAGATACTGTCTCACCCCTTGTAAATTGTGTTAATAAAAACCATTTTGCTGCTCTTATTGCTTGAGTTCTTGATGTACATCCAAAAGTCTTTAAATTTTTAATATTGATACCAAAACCAGATTCTATATTTGACAAATTTGCATGTAAATCTTTTAAAAATACATTTGCTATCTGCAAATCTTGAGTTTCATTGTCAAAATATGAAACTGTACATTGAGTAAACTTTGTTTTCTGCGATGAAGTATTATATAAAAAACCAAATTCTGTAACATTGGCTAATCCAAAGACATAGCTTACATCTGTTGGTCTATCCTGAGATATTTTTAATGAACCTACAGAATAAAACGGCACAGCGTTCATGTTTGAACAAAAATCTCTTATTACCTGATAAGCATCTTTTTTCTGTCCTAAAATTACATTGCAAGCGAATCTAGGTTCTTTTATACTATTTTCTCCGCTTCCTGATACGGTCAATAATTGTGAATTATATTTTGATGTTTCATAAAAACTAAATACATCTAATTGGCCTTCCTTTATATGTTCTCCAAACCCTTTAGATGTCGTAAGCAAATCAAATAATATCCAACTAGGATCATTTGTAAAAACTTTTGTAGAAGTTAAAGTTCCATTAAAAACATAATTATCAGGATAATGTATAAAATTAAAATTCTTTAAAGTACCAGTTATACCTAATGAATTAGCTTGAGCTTGATCTCTTACTACCTCAGGAGTTCTACCTTCTGAGTCTGGTGCTGGTATCTTTATCTTTGTACCTTGAACAATATACTTCCTAGAAGGATAATTACCAAACTGTTCTGCGTTAAAGCGTAAACCAGCCAAAGCGAAATTGTTATAAGGTCTAGTTTCAGTTTTTATTTCTGTAAATGATTGAAAAACAATTTTATTTCTTTTTTTAAAATCTGTTTCATCAAATATAGTTCTAACAACTTTGATTTGCAAAGGAAAATTAGTAAGAATGTTTTTTATTTGAATAATAAATTTATTAGGATCATTTTCATCAACAACAACAGTATTTTCTGAAGGTCTAGTAAAACTATAAACTTGATGATCTTGTAAACCAACACCTGTAGTTGTTGTCCTTAAATTTGTTGTGATATTTTCATCATCAATAGCAGTTATCTGTACATTTTCAAAAGTTTTATTTATTACTAAAGGTCTAAAACTTAATGATTCATCCCTACTAGTCGTAATATCTATAAATTTAAATGTAATATTATCACCAACTTGGTAATTATTTATATTGCCAATACCTACATTAATTTTAAAAAATCTATCTTGACTACTATCAGCAGGCAGAAAAAAACCTTGTGTTTCAAAATTTCTTACATCAATCTCATAATCTCTCGTGTAACCTCTTACTGCAATACCTTGAACTTGTTCATTTACAATTGGAAAATGCGTTTTACCATTTACGCCAGCTTCAATAATTTGCAATTGAAAACTAGACGCAAAAGATTGTGAACTTCCATCATCCTTTGATTTTCCTAAGTCAGGGAATTGTATTGATACTCTTAATTTATCGAAATCAATTGTTGAAGAACTTAAACTACTTGTAGTCGCAGGGACTCCAGTGCTTGTAGCTACATTAGCTAGTTGAACATTTACATTTGTAGTATTGCTAAAAGTATCAGTTTTTCCGTCTTTCCTTATAAGTGATTTATTATCTAAAAAAATATATTTATATGAAACATTATTTTTTGTAGCAGTGCCAATTTTTTTTACTTTTGCAATTCTTTTAGAACTTTCTCTTTCAGTACCATTAATAATTAAAACTAAATTCACAAACTCATTTACTTTAAATAAATGAGTTTGATTAATATATAGAAAAATAATTGTATGTGGTGGTAAAGAAACAGAATTATTTTCCAATCTATAACCAGAATCATTATTTGTATCAGGATTTAAAGAATTAAAAGAACTACTTCTGTCATTAACAAACATCTCACCTTGTTTAGCAGTATCTAAAGGATCTCTTTCTACTAGTCTTGATACTCTGGAAAGCTTCTCAATAGCATCAATAATATTTAAAGGATCTTGACTTGATTCACCAGTTCTTAGTTCAACACTGACATCCGAAAAATTTTGTCTTCCATTTGTAGTTTGAATTTGTGTATCATCTAAAAATATGTTTTCTTGATAACTAAAGGCATGTGCATTATTACCATTCTTAATTCCCTCAATCTCTCCGTGACAAAGTAAATCAACAACTTTGGCAAACTGTATGCTTTTAATATCATCTTCTTTTAAATTAGAATCTTTTTTCCTTATGTTTTGTTTCCCAAAGAATTGATCTCCAACAATTTTTACCATCTTTAATTACCTCCAAATTCAGTACTAAAGCTTTTTGAGCCACCTATAGTTTTCCTAACTTGCAAGGTATCAACTCCTGATGAAATGATAATCGACCCTGCTAATATTTCACCATAAATAATTGGAATTGGAGTCCCGGCTGTTGCGACATTATTGATACTATTAAAAGAATATGATGCTCTTAAGTTTGGATCTGCAAGATCTAACTCTTGCGGAGTATTATAATCTTGACCACCACCAAGTAATGCATTTGCTCCTTGAAATGCCAGTGATCCTCCAATAATATTAACTACCCCATTTAAAAATTCATTTTTTATAAACTCTTTCCCAACTTGTCCAAAAATAGGTAAAGATCCTCCAGTGTAATAATAAATAACTAATCCAAAACCAAATTTTAAAATATTTTTAAAAGTATCCCTACCCGCACCAATAACTAAAGGTATAACTTGTATATCACCACGCATGTTAATGTTTAAATCGTCTAAAGTTTTACCATTAACTTTAATTTTGTAAAGTTGATTCCCCATGTGACTTTCAAGATCAGGAAAATTAGCTTTTAAAAAACTAAATACATCTCTTGGTTTATTAATTACAGCTTCAAAACTAGACTGACCACAAAATTTTCGTAAAGTACCATAAATTCTTATTTTTCTAAGGCTCATATCTAAATATTTTTTTTGTTATCTTTTGATATTCTAAATCATAAATTTCTCTACAACTTAACTTTCCAACACTATGATGCAAAATTGTTGAGTCTCCAATATATAATGCAACATGACTTAACTTATTAAACATACCTTCCATAAGCATTACATCACCTTTTTGTAACCCTTGGTTTTTAATTTCTTTAAAACCTGTATCTTTAGCACACTTTTCAAATAATGGATTATTTTCAAATTCTCTTAAAGTTCTAGGTCTTTCCCATTTCTTTAAAGTTATATTTCTATGAAGAGAATACCAATCATATACTAATGACCAACAATCTTGTACTCCCCATACAAATTGTCTACCAATTAAAGGATTTGTTAAATTTTCTTTAGGCTCAATTTTATTCCATAATTCATCCTTAAAACTATAAATATGCCAAGGTATTTTTAAATAATTACAACTTAAGATATCAGCTTCCGATGCAATTGAATTAGTTACAGGATGAGAGTGAAATATACCTACTATTTCTCCTTGATCTTCACAGTCAGCATAGTCATCAGGATCAATAACAAAATATTCCATTGTAGATTCTGCGATATTTTTACATGGATGAAAAACTTCTTGTCCTTTTATTATTGCAACTAAACCACAAGCTTCTTTAGGGAAAAGCTTTTCAGAATATTCCTTTGCTTTTTCTTTCCAAGTCATGCGTTTATAAACCTACCTATACCAGGAAAATCATCTTCATTAGCAAGTTTTGAGGGTGCTGTTACTCCTATTAAATCAAAAGTTGAGACTAATTCAAATCCAACAACATTTCTATCTTCTGAGATCATTCTTTCTATAAAATATATTTCTTTGTCAAATTCTGCTGTTGGGTCTGGTGTGCCATAAGGATTTGTATTATCTAAAAAATTAATACTATCAAGAAATTTTGCTAATGTTCTATGTCTTGTAATTTTTGCTCCTCCTAAATTTATTGGACAAGAGAAATCTCCAATTTGAAATATATTATATTGTTTAAAAAATGACGTAATTGTTCCAAAAGCATTAGAAAATTTTATCTTAGGTCTTGGCAACGCACCATTAGTTGAATATGTATAACCCTCGGCTGAACATGGATATTTTTCATAAGTATTACCTTGCCAAACCACACTTTGCGAATCTTTAAGATTTACACCGTTATGAAATAAATATGTAATAGGAACTGGAGGAGTAGTGTTTGACTGTTTAAAAGTCACTCCATTAGTTTGACTTGAAACAGTTTGACTTGTTAATGATTTTACTTTGAAAAAAGTTGAAGTTTCAGTTGTATCTTCAGAAACAGTATAAAAAGTATCAATCATATTTTCAGCTTCATTTCCATCAGCCAATAATTCTTTGAATTTTAAATTTACAAGATCTCCTTTGCTCGGCATAGAAAAATTAGCTGGAGGGGTTATTGTTATGACATCACCTGATTGTGCATAATCCATATCAATATTGTTAGGAATATAATGCAAGTTTTCTACTAACTCAATAGAGAAAAAATCAAGAATTGCTATTTCTTTTAGACCTTGTAAATCAGTTACAGGAATAGTCATTATGGCTCAAATACTTGTCTAAATTTTGCTTTTAATGTAGCTGTTTTAGCATTATTTAAAGTATAAGACCAATCTTCGCAACAATATTGTCCCGCACCTGATCGTATGTATGTAATATTAAATGGACTTGAAGTATTTGAAGATAGAGTTTTAATTCTAAATTCGTTTTGATTAGTATATGTTTGCACTAAATAACTACGAATTGGAACGATAGAAACATTATCACTTGCAGTTATATTTATAAAATCATTTAAGGCAATACCATGATTATTTGAATCTATAACACCAACAGTAGTTCCACTTGCAACTGTTATTTGTACAGTTTTTGCTGATATAGATTCTGTCTCTGGTGTGAATGTAAAACTTTGTCCCAACAATGCTTGGGTTTTTAAAAACGCATCAATTGTTCTGGCTTCTTGGTGTGTTATATGTTTAAAGTTTACATCAAAAACATTTGCATCTAATTGTGTTGGCAAGCCAAAAACAACTCTCTGTTCAAATCCATCCCCTAGTTTTGTAATTCTTACTTTTGGCTTTTCTGTCTTTTGAAAAGTAAAACTTGGTTGAATTGTTGTAGGAAAAATTGCCATTAGTTATTTAATAAACCTCCAGGTCTTTGCTCATCAATAATAGTTGATCTAATAACTGATCCTAATAATTCACCAAACTCTTGACTCTGTCCTTCATCTCCCTCCACAGATGAACCGCTTGCATCCACATTAACGACTATATTGCCAACTCCTCCTCCTTGAGAAATAACACCTAACTTTCCACCTCTACCTCTCTGCAACGGGAGTATAGCTTCCGGGCCTGCTTCTCCCATAAGACCAATCCCTTTTGAGAAACCAAAAATTTTAGGTTTATTCACAATACCACCTTTTGCGTATGGAACTATACCATTTTCGCCGAATGCATTGCCTTTTTTGTTTATAACTGTTTCTACGAATCCACCACTTGCAATTTTATTAACATCAGCCATAGGTAACCCACTACTTGCTATGTCTGCAATATTATCTGCTGGGCCTTTAGGAAGAAATGGATTTATAAAGTTTTTAAATCCAGCTAATGCATTGAACATTTGTTGTCTTACTATCATCCTTGCTAAATCAGCAAGAATTGATTGAGCTAATTTTCTAAAATTTAATTTTCCTGTTAATACAAATTGAAC